GTCTCTTTTAGGCTTTGTACTGCTTCTTTAATTTTCATAGATTGAGTAGGAACAGAAGCGAATTTACCAGTTTCAATGCTATTAATTTCTATTTCGCTCATCATAGCAAGAACCCTATTAATATGATCTTCTTTTGTCATTTCAGTATCCATATTTAATACCGGTATTTTTAACTTATTGGCTATATGAAAACCCATATTGTCAGACAAGAGAGTTTTACCTGTCTTTGGTCTAGCGGCGATTACATTGACTGTGCTTCTCCGTAATCCTCCCCCAATAGCTTGGTCATAAACAGGAAAGCCTGTGGGTATACCGACTTGATCCACCTTGTTATTTACTAGATCGTCAATATATGATTCTATGTCTTCTCCGATAGAGATAGGATTATTATCAACATCGTTCAAAAGATTAGTAAAATCAAATACAGAATCTTCTGCAATACTTAATATAGCGCCGATAGATTCCGTACCATTAACGTCTAAAATTTTATCTTGAGCAGTCTGTAGTTGTTCCCTGAGAAGTCTGGCAATTTCTAATTTACGAATCTTGGCTGCAAATTTTCTAACATTATCAATATTAACAGGAAAATCTAAGACAGCTTTAAGATGTTGTACTTCTTCTTTTTTATCAAAAACATGAGACAGCCCTAATTCAGAAGCCACACTGAATATAAGCGCAACATCTATAGAAACTTTTTGCTCTCGTTCAAATACGGTTTTAAGACACTTATATAGAATTTTATTGCTATCTATTGTGAAAGATGTTTCTTGAACAATATCAGCAACATCTAGATATGCATCTTCTCCATATTTGCATATTCCTGCCAGAACTGCTCTTTCAGCAGATGTGTCGCATAGGATCATCAACCAGCACCTCTTGAACAATTATTGCATTTGTATCGATCTGGACTGTCAGACAATAAGTTTGGACTTACAGACTCTCTTTTGCCACAGACCCTACACACTACATCTAGTGGCTGAAACCTTCTTACTCTTGGAGTCGGATCATATTTAGCTAATTTTTTATCAATCTCAATATCTTCCTTGTGTAGATTCGCCTCCATCATCTGATCAAATTTGTTAACTGTAGAAGGCTTAGGTTTACGATCTACAGTTCTAATTGGACTGCTGGAAGACTTTTCTTCTTCAGTAGGTTCTTCATTATTACTAGGCAGCATATTTTGCAACATGGCTATCATCTGCTGAATTTGTTCCGGTGATAAATTATCCATTTCTTAACCCCTTTGATCTTTGGATAGAAATTAATATGTCTGATAAGTTTTTGATAGATGTAGCAAGAAATGTTAGTCTGTCGCACCTTTGCTTGGCATACTTTTTTATTTTATTTAGCTTGTCTGCTCTATCGTTATGTTTGATTGCTTGAGTTGATTTTTCTAGATACCCATACCCTTTATATGTGTTGATTTCGTCAGCGATTACCTCCTTAATCGTTTCTTCTGCCCAATTATATCTAGCTATTTCTCGATTATATGTTCTTTGTACGTGGAAGCTGAATTGTGCTAATCTGTAAGCAATCTGTCCACAATCTTCTGGCATAGTTTTTTCTAATACATCACGATCCATTGTGAGATATGTTTTTAGTTCTTCCTCTGGTAAGCCATTATCCGAATACATTGGTAGACCAAGCTTGTTCTCATATTCATCTAAAAGCTTATCCCAAGATTCTAATTCTTCTTTTGTTGTCTTAGTCATTGACTATCCTTTGTTTCCATTGTTCTAGGTTTTCATTATATGGTAATTCAATATATTGTATCCCATTAATAGAACACCATTCTTGTTTTTCGCTATCTCTTTTTTTATGTTTAATAAATCCCATCATATCCTTATGAAAAAATCCACTAAATTTATAGTGTTGCTCCCCGTGTACTTCAACACATTTTTTATTTAAAGGCAGATAGAAATCTAAGAGTAGGTTTTCTGATCTTCTTAATGGAATCGATACTTCCTCTAGTATCTGCAAAGTTGGAAAACATTCTTTAAGTAAATCTCTAGCCTGTAAATGCAATGATGACTTATTGGTATATGAGCCTTTGGCTATGCCTCCAATTAGTTTCCAATGATGTGTATTTCCATCTAGGTCTTTGACTTGCATGATATACCCATTGTGTCTCTAAGTTCTTCCATTAGTTTATCATAAATTTCTGGATTGTCAACCACATACTGACGTAATTTTTCTGTACCCTGAAATTTTGGCTTATCCTCTATAGAAGATAATGTATACCATGATCCACCCTTGGATATAATACCAAGATCAATACATAGAGTAACCAATTCCATAGCCTTGTCTACGCCTTCTCCGTATCGTATAAAACTTTTAATGTTTCCACCGGGAGGTCCTAGCGCAGAACAGAGGATTGTCCAATCTACCTCTTGTCCTATTTGAGGACCATCAGCACCAGCAGTCCAAGCCTTAAACATTTTAGCTCTTAGTTTAACGTCAGTTTGATAAGCAATTGCCTGTCCACTTTTTTCTTTCCATTCTACATTACCATAGCCGGGATTCCCCATAAGATGAGTAATACCGATAACGATATTTTTATTGACAGGAATAACATTCGCCACTTTTCTGCAAAATTTAGCAAGTAATTTAGCTCCATCAGCACGTTGCATTTTATCCATACTAGAAGTAATTTCTGCTTCTGTGCATAATGCTGAATACGAATCAATAATTACTATAGATCCTGGTTCTTCGTTAATAATCCTTTCTGCAATTTGCAGATACTCTTCTGCATGTAGAATTTTCCCCTGTTGGGAACCTATTACATCAAAACGATCTAGATCTAAACCCGGTATACCTTCTAAATCTCTTTTCTTTAATCTTCCTTCGATATTCAAATAGTATACATGTCTTGGTTTTGCTAAGTCTCCTTGATATTCTGGTTTTTGTGCTGTGGCCGCAAAATCTAGAGATGTAGTAGTTTTGCCACACTTAGGTTGTCCAGTAAATACTACAAAGCTGCCTTCGGGTATGCCTCCATGCAAAACTATATCTAGTGCAGGGCTAACGGGTATCGTGATTGATTCTTTGTCCACAACAGAAGTAGCCGATCTCATGATATCATCACCGAATTTCTTTTTTACATCTTCTTTCAATGCCATTATTCTAGTTCCTTGAGTTTAGAAATGATACCTTTTTTGTCTTTGTGTTTACTATAAGAAATATCAGATTTACGATCTACTTCCTTTGTAAATTCAATATTTTGTTTTTCGAGTATTCGCTCAGCCTGTTCTATCATAGCAGGCAGATGAGGAGCCCGCAACGAAAAAATTCTTTTGCCTTTGTCTGTAAGTAACGCATTAATTATAGCCTTATCAGAATATTGTTTTAGCAATTTATGAGAGCTAGCTATTTGATTCTTAAAAAAATTAGCCCATTCTTTAGACAACCAAAATCTATAATGTAGATCTTTTTTGTCTTTCAATGCTTTTCTCTCACATATTAATTCTGTAATATATTGAGCAGCAGAGACCGTCTTGCCATTAGAGTATTTAGAAATATATTTATTCTTTTTTGGGTTGTTCATCAAAGTGAATCTTATGTGCCAATGTGTTGGTTTCTTGTTCAAGAGCATCTATAAACTTACCAGCCTTTTCGGTATAATCCGTATTTTCTAGAATAGGAATGTGATACCAATTTTGTAATACTGTTATGACCTCTTTAAGTGCACCAGTTTCTTTATCTTTGCTAGACATTTCAATATCTATCATAATCCTGAGTTCTCTAGGATAATCAGTAACATGTCTGGGATGAAGGGGATCCTCCAGAGGGTCATGTTTATATTTTGGGTCTATTTCTTTTGGCTCAATATTATCAGCGACAGCCTTGTTTAATTTGTCTTTTAAGGAATTTAGTATTTTTTGTTCTTCTTCAGACAGTTCGATGCCAAGCTGTTCGAATAAAGATACTTGCTGATCTAGTTCGGCTTTTTTCTTTTCTTCTTCATCACTCATTTGTTAAAGGCTTATATATGTAGGGAACTGATTTGTTTTTGGTGTTCTGTTTGTCTTTCTTGCTGTTTTCATCATTCATTTCAGATGCTGCTTTTGTCATAATAGCAACATGCTTTTTTCCAGATTGGGTTTCGGTAATCATTAAGTTTTTGGAGTTTTGATTTTTAGAAACCACAGAAGATTTAGTTTTAATGCCATCGTCTGTAGTTTTTTGACTATTTTTAACAGCGTTTTTAATTTGATTATCAGTTAATTCTAATTCACTCGCTATTTTAGTTACTGTCCACCCTTGACTATGTAACCATAAAGCCGCATATTTTTGAGTCCTATTAATTCTTGACATTAATCAACCTCTCTTTCAGCATTATAAAAGAATGCTAAGTTTTTACTAGCTAGAAATTGAATATACCATTCAAAAGCCTTAGCATTAACAGTCCGGAATTTATTATTGGATTTACATACTCGATCTAAAAAATCATTGGTTTTTTCTTGTCCATATACTGAAACTGGATTATAAA